TAGATGTTACGGAATGTGTTACCTTAAAAACAGACGATCAGGATTTTCATTTATGGCTTCAGCAGAACTTGTTAATCAAGCCACAATGTCAAGCGATTCAAGATTTGGGGTATTATCCAAAACAGGTTGGGATGCTAAGAAAATGTTCACGGATAAAGTTGTACCCATCTCGGTTAACTATCCATTCTTCTTCAAACCAATCCAAGATGGTATGGATCGTCCTAAAACCGAATTGGCATATAGAGTCCCAGCTTCTAAATTAACTAGAAGAAAATTAGATTCTAAAGAAAAGCTAGCAGAACTCGATGGATTAGATACTACAATAGATTGGAAAAACACTGGAGATAATAGTTATGATGGTGAAAAATTAAAACTATTAGCTCATGATGAAAGTGGTAAATGGGAGAGACCAGATAATATTAAAAATAACTGGAAAGTAACAAAAACTTGTTTACGATTAGGTAGAAGAATTATTGGTAAGTGTATGATGGGGTCAACTTCTAATGCGTTAGATAAAGGAGGGCAAAACTTTAAAGATATTTATAATAGTTCAGACGTTCTTAATAGAAATAGAAACGGTCAAACTAAATCTGGTTTATATTCATTTTTTATTCCAATGGAATGGAATTATGAAGGTTATATTGACATGTATGGATATCCAGTATTTGATACTCCAAAAAAACCTATAATGGGTATTGATGGATTACCTATACATATAGGTGTTATAGAATACTGGGACAATGAAGCTGAAGGATTAAAAGATGATCAAGATGGTTTAAATGAATTTTATCGTCAATTTCCAAGAACTGAAAAACACGCTTTTAGAGATGAAACTAAAGAATCTCTTTTTAATCTAATTAAGATATACGAACAAATAGATTACAACGAAGACATAAATAATTCAACTCAAATATCTCAAGGAAATTTTCAATGGAGAGAGGGTATCAAAGATAAAGAAGTTGTCTTTCTACCAAATAAGAACGGAAGATTTAAAATTAGCTGGGTTCCACCTAAAAATCTTCAAAATCAAGTGATTATAAAAAATGGACTTAAGTATCCTGGAAATGATCATGTTGGAGCTTTTGGTTGTGATCCTTATGATATTTCAGGTACAGTAGATGGTAGAGGTTCAAAAGGATCGTTACACGGATTATCAAAATTTCATTTAGAAGAAGGACCAGTTAATAGATTTTTTCTTCAATATATTTCAAGACCACCTACAGCAGAAACTTTTTTTGAAGACGTTTTAATGGCTTGTGTGTTTTATGGAATGCCAATTTTAATTGAAAATAATAAACCAAGAATATTATATCATTTTAAAAGAAGAGGTTATAGACATTTTTGTATAAATAGACCCGATAAAATATGGAATAAATTATCTGTAACAGAAAGAGAATTAGGAGGTATGCCAAATTCCAGTGAAGATATAAAACAAGCACATGCAGCTGCTATTGAAACTTATATAGAAACACATGTGGGATTTAATGAAGATGGATTATGTGGTAATATGTATTTCCAAGAAACATTAGAAGATTGGGCAAGATTTAATATAAATAATAGAACAAAACACGATGCATCAATAAGTTCGGGTTTAGCAATTATGGCTTGTAATAAAAACAAATATAAACCATTAGCTGAACGTACCACGAAAAAAATTGATTTAGGAATAAAGAGATATGACAACGATGGACTTGTTTCAAAAATAATAAATAAATGATTTATACTAATAATAGAAGCGCTTTTCCAAATCAAGTAGTTCCTCAAGAGGAAAAAATGAGCTTAGAATATGGTTTGCAAGTTGCAAGAGCTATCGAAGGTCAGTGGTTTAGTCAAGGAATGGGTGGTGATAGATATGCGTTTAATTACAATATTTTTCATCAACGAAGATTATATGCTAGAGGAGAACAATCAGTACAAAAATATAAAGATGAATTATCTATAAATGGTGATTTATCTTATTTAAATTTAGATTGGAAACCTGTACCTATTATACCTAAGTTTGTAGATATTGTTGTTAATGGTATGTCAGATAAAGTGTATGATGTAAAAGCTTATTCACAAGATCCTGCCTCTCAAAAAGTAAGAACTGATTATGCTACTAAAATTCATAGAGATATTCAAACGAGAGAATACATGGAAGAAGTCCAAAAATCTTTAGGAATTAATATATCTGAAACTAAAGGAATGAATAATGTACCTGTAAATGAACAGGAACTAGAGGTTCACATGCAATTAGATTATAAACAATCAATTGAATTAGCTGAAGAAGAATTGATAGCTAATACTTTAGCAAAAAATAAATTTGATAATTCTCGAAAAAGATTCATTAAAGATTTAGTAGTGTTAGGTATTGGTGCTGTAAAAACTAGTTTTAATAGAGCCGAGGGTATAGTAGTTGATTATGTAGATCCTGCGAATTTAGTTTGGTCATATACAGAAGATCCTAATTTTGAAGATGTATATTATGTTGGTGAAGTTAAGTCAATAAGTATCCCTGAGCTTAAAAAAGAATTCCCTGATTTAAGTACTGCTCAGTTAGAAGAAATTCAAAAATTCCCCGGCAACACTAATTACGTAAGAAATTGGGAAGGTGGTATGAATAATAATACTGTACAAGTTCTTTATTTTGAATATAAAACTTATCAAGATCAAGTTTTTAAAATAAAATATACTGATCAAGGTTTAGAGAAAGCTATAGAAAAAACAGATTTTTTCAATCCTCCACCAAATGACAATTTTAAAAGAGTTTCTAGATCAATAGAAGTATTATATCAAGGTGCTAAAATTTTAGGGCATCCAATAATGTTACAATGGGAGATGGCAAAAAACATGACACGCCCATTTTCAAATACTTCTAAAGTAAATATGAATTATCAAATTTGTGCTCCTAGTATATATAAAGGAAAAATTGAATCTTTAGTAGAACGAATGGTAGGTTTTGCTGATATGATTCAATTAACATCTTTGAAATTGCAACAAGTACTAGCAAGGACAGTTCCGGATGGAGTATTTTTAGATGTAGATGGATTAGCAGAGGTTGACTTAGGTAATGGCACAAATTACAATCCTCAAGAAGCATTAAATATGTACTTCCAAACTGGTAGTATAGTTGGTAGATCAATGACTCAAGATGGTGATCTTAACCATGGGAAAGTACCTATTCAAGAATTAAACAGTTCATCTGGTCAAAGTAAAATACAAGCACTAATATCAACTTATCAGTATTATCTTCAAATGATAAGAGATGTCACCGGGCTTAACGAAGCGAGAGATGGCACTATGCCGACTGAAGACGCTTTAGTAGGATTACAGAAACTAGCCGCAGCAGCATCTAATACTGCAACTAAGCACATATTACAAGCTAGTTTATTTCTTACTCTTAGAGCGTGCGAAAACATATCCTTAAGAGTTGCTGATTGTATTGAATTTGATTTATTAAGAGAGTCATTAATAAACAGTATAAGTTTATATAATGTTAAAACTTTAGAAGAAATTTATGATTTACATTTATATGATTTTGGTATTTATTTAGATATAGAACCTGATGATGAGGAAAAAGCTCTTTTAGAACAAAACATACAAATGGCTCTTCAACAACAGTCTATAAATCTAGAAGATGCTATAGAAATTAGAGAAATAAGGAATTTGATGTTAGCTAACCAATTGTTAAAACTTAGAAGAAAGAAAAAACAAGAAGCAGATCAACAGCATCAGCAGCAAATGATTCAATCGCAAGCACAAGCTAATGCAGAAGCGTCTGAAAAAGCAGCTATGGCAGAGGTACAAAAAAATCAAGCTATTGCTGAAACCACAATGCAATTAGAACAAGGAAAAGGACAGATAGCTATTCAAAAAATACAAACAGAAGCAGAAATTGAAAAACAATTAATGGCTATTAAGTTTGAATATGACAAGCAATTAAAGCAAATGGATGTTCAGCAAGCTCAAGCTAAAGAAACTTCTATAGAAGATAGAAAAGATAAACGTACTCAAATGCAAGCTAGTCAACAAAGTGAATTAATTAATCAACGTAGAAATAATTCATTACCTATTAATTTTGAAAATCAATCCATAGATCAACAAGATCAAAATAATCCTTTAGGTGCAGAACCAAGTTCTATGCCAAATAATCAACTTTAAACAATAAATAAATAACAATAATTATATCATATCATGGAAGAAAAGAAAGAAGATTTACAAGTCAGGGAGACACCTGTAATGGACAATAAAGTAGAAGGTTTAAAAATAACTGAAAAAGCAAAACCTAAAAAACTTACAAATAAAAAACAATCAATACCTAAAATTGATTTAAATAAAAAAGAAGAAAAAGATGCCGTTCAAAAGTCAAGCTCAGAGAAAGTGGATGTTTTGGAAATACCCGGAGATGGCAAAGAAGTGGGAGAAACACACGCTAAATCCCAAAGCACTACCCAAGAAACTCAAAAAGAAGAAGTCCAAGTAATACAAGAAATTACTGAGGAAAAACCTGTAATCCCTGAACCAGTTAAAGCAATTCCTGAGGGTGTTGATAAACTAGTGGATTTTATGAAAAATACAGGTGGAAACATGGAAGATTATATTAGATTAAATGCAGACTATAGCACTGTAGATGATGTAACTTTATTAAAAGAATATTACAAAAACACTAAACCTCACTTAGATTCAGAAGAAATAGAATTTTTATTAGATGATAAATTTTCTTACGATGAAGATTATGATGAGGATAAAGACATTCGCAAGAAAAAGCTTGCGATTAAAGAAGAGGTTTTTAAAGCAAATGCTTATTTAGACGATTTAAAAAGTAAATATTACCAGGAAATCAAGTTGAGACCTGGTGCTACTCAAGATCAAATAAAAGCAACTGATTTTTTTAACCGATATAACAATGAACAAAAACAAGCTAAAACACTACATGAGAATTTTATAGCAAATACTAAAAAACATTTTTCCGAAGATTTCAAAGGTTTTGATTTCAATCTTGGAGAAAAGAAATTTAGATATAATGTTACGAATCCAAACGATGTAGCTAATCAACAATCAGATATTCAAAATTTTGTTAAGACGTTCTTAAACAAAGATGGTACTGTTAATGATTATACTGGTTATCATAAAGCTATTTATGCTGCTAGAAACGCTGATACTATTGCTAATCATTTTTACGAACAAGGTAAAGCTGATGCAATTCAAAACGTTGTTTCTAACACTAAGAATATAGATAATTCTGCACGTTCAAGTCAACCTGCGGATCATATATATTTAAATGGTTTAAGGATAAAATCTGTTACAGGCGCAAATAGTTCAAAGTTAAAAATAAATAAAAAAAGATAAACTAAAAATATAAATAATGGCGTTTACAACAATGAATGCGGGGTTAAACCCGTCACAAGATAGGGTAACGTTGGCGAGCAATTATCTACAATGGGATAATCCTTTAGGAGCAAATTTTGCTGACTTCGCACAACAATATTTACCTGAATTATACGAACAAGAAGTTGAAAGATTTGGTAATAGAACCATATCTGGATTTCTTAGAATGGTCGGGGCAGAAATGCCAATGACCTCAGATCAAGTAATCTGGTCTGAACAAAATAGATTACATATTTCTTATGACACAGTAACAGTAGTTGGTAATGTGTTTACAATCACTTTACCAGGTGCCGCAACACAGCACGCTATTAGAACTAATAATACAATAGTAGCGTATGATCCTGCAACAGGACTAACGCTAAAAGGTATTGTTACAGCTGATGGATCTATACCAGGTCCGGTTACAAACACTTTTACAGCTGTTTGTTATACACAAGCTAACTGGGGTGCTATTGCAGGTGCTGCTAATGTAAGATTATTTGTTTATGGCTCTGACTTCACTAAAGGAGTTGTAGGTATGACAGGTGGAATTGATCCAGTATTAACTACTTTTACAAATAGACCTACAATAATCAAAGATCAATATGAAGTATCAGGTTCTGATACAGCTCAAATTGGTTGGGTTGAAATTGCAACAGAAGATGGATCAAGTGGATTCTTATGGTATTTAAAAGCTGAATCTGAAACTAGATTAAGATATGAAGATTATCTTGAAATGGTACAAGTTGAAGGTGAATTAGATACACAAGCAATTGCTGCATCTGGCGGAGGTACTCAAGGTATGTTTGCTGCATTACAAGCTAGAGGAAACGTATATGCTGGTTTTGCTGGCGCTGCTGGTCCTGGTGCTGGTGCTTTAGGTGATTTCGATCAAATATTGCAACAACTAGATGCTCAAGGTGCTATTGAAGAAAATATGCTTTTCTTAGATAGAGCTACGGCTTTAGATTTTGATGATATGATCGGTGCTCAAGCTGGTGGTGGTTATGCTGCTGCTTCTTCAGTATCTTATGGTCTATTTGATAACTCTGATCAGATGGCGTTAAACTTTGGATTTTCAGGATTTAGAAGAGGTT